GTAAGACGTGCACCATCAAGAATGATGGTATTGCTGATATACAGGTTACTCCAACGATTGCTCGTATTACCCAAAGTAAAATAATTGTCAGTTGTTGGATTAACATTAGCGTAAATATTTCCAATAGCAGCATTAACATTGGTGTAAAGAATACGTTGACCACCTGGATTAATACCATCCATAACGTATACATAATCTGTTGTTTCATCAATGACGAGTTCACCATTGTGTCCAACAAGATTACCAATTGCAAGAGGACTAATCTTACCAAAATAACGACGCAGTGCCATGCTTATATCCTAATATCTTATATTTACCATAAAATGATTGTTTAAGAACCCATGAGAATAATGCATATCAGCCATTTATGCACTGCAACATAATAAATATTGCGTTGCAATAAATATATGCGTAAAATGCATAGCAAATGGAGATTTTACATGAACACTATCCTAGAAAAGATAGCAAAAAAGATAGAACAATATAACCGTTATCGTCGCACAGTTATCGAATTAAGCAATTTAACAAATCGTGATCTTGCTGATATCGGTATTGCACGTTGTGACATTCCACGTATTGCTGCTGGTTTTGTTAATCGTTAATTTTTTTTTAAAAATTAAAAAATAAAAAAGCCCCTGAAAAGGGGCTTTTTCTTTTTCTGTATTCCGTAAATCTTACTGGAATGAAAGGTTGCTTACGTTGATTTCACTTAGGTAGTCAGCTGCGTTACCGAAGCTGCTTGCTACGTTGGTGAGTTCTACATAACCATAACGAGTCATGAAGCCAACTACTGGTTCGAATGTAGTTGGATCAAGGATAACACCACTGCTCATTAGAGGAATATATGGGCAATAGAACGCAGCAGCATCTGCTTCGCTTGTTCCCTTATAACCAACTAGAACAGGAATGGTATCGTCAGCATAGCTATCAACATAGATACGCATTGCACCGTTGAGAGTTCCAACGAACTTAGTGTTTGTTGGAGCTTCAAAAGCACCTTCAGTAGTACGAGCAAATGCTGAAGTTGTTGCTGACTGTAGAACAGTCAATGCGGCACTTGAAACAACAGCCCAGTTACCTGCACCACGACGAGTGCGTTGTGCAATTAGGTTAGCAGCACGGTTGATAAGAACAGCTAGAGCAGCGTGTTCGTCACCAACGAATGTTGCAGTACCACTTACAGTAGCTTGGTTGAAAGTAAATTCTTGTGCAGCCAAACTACGTAGGCTGTAAAGGATTTCTTGATCAATTTCAGCAGTGATTTCTTGTGCAAGAGCAGCCATGATTTCTGCTTCAATGTCAAGACCATGCATAGCTTGTGCGTCTTGCGCAGCTTCAAAAGTCCAGCGTGCGCTTAACTTACGAGTCTTTGCTTCAACAGGTTGCTTTAGGATTTGAACATTGAGCTTACGACCTGGTGTACCTTCCATAGCAGCAGTGAAACCAGCCTTACCGTCAGTGCTTGTAACACCTGGTGCAGTACCTGAGTAACCACTTGCAATCTTAAATGGTGAAAGTGCTTCATCATTAAGAGCAACGTCAGTACCAGCCTGACCGCTTGCACTTGAAGTAAATGTTTCAGCATAACGAACACGTAGAGTGTGAATCTGTGCAACAGGTCCAGTCATTGGTTGAACACCAACGATTTCGTTTGCAATAACAGTAGGCATAACACGGCGGATAACAGGTAGGTTAACACGGTTAAGTGTTGCTACGTTACCAGCTGCAGTTGCACCAGCACTTGCGCTTTCAGCAAGATACTTCTTAGTATTTTCGAGCACCATGCTCATTGTTGTACGACGATTACCGCTTAGACCTTCCAACAGGGCTGTCTTGGTTTCGTCCCAACGACTTTCAATTAATTCTTGTGACATAGGGTCTTCTCCAAATTTAAATTATCACTTTAGACCAGCAAGACGCTTCATTTCAATAATGTTTGAAGTTTCTTTCTGTTCGGTTTTAACAGCACGATCACCTGTAACTTCTTTCTTGCTCTCAACGATAGTTTGCTTTGTAGCTTCCATCTTTGGAGTGTTGCCTTCCATTACTGGGTTTAAGTACTTTTTGTATGCTGCGTCGAGTTTATCTGTTGGGACTGATTCCAGCAGTTGTGACATCACAGCGGCTTTGTCCTTGCTAAGTGGCCCTAGCAATTCATTGAGTTTTCCGTTTCTTGCAATAGATTCATTGATTTTACGGATTTCTACTTCTTTTGCCTTAACTTCAGTCAACGCACGTTCTTGAGCATCACGAGATTCACTAATTTGTTGAGCCATAGCTGCAATTTTATTAGTTAAATTCTTGATGTCTGCACGTTCATTAAGGTAGCTTGCGCCAAACTCAGTAGCAAAGGCTTCGAAAATCTTGCGACCGAAGTTGTTTTCCTTGGCTTCCTGAATATCTGTTTTGAGTTGGTTTAATTCTGTACGTAGATGATTTGTAACAGTGCCTTCTACAAGTGAACTTGCCTTCTTTACGAAACTATCACGAAGTGCTTCTAGTTTCTTACGACCTTCGGTTACTACTGCAACCTTGGTGCGAGCAAGATCAGCCTTGTCTTGTGCAAATTCTGCAATTTCATTTTGTAGGTTTTCAGCAACAAATGCTTCTAACTTACTAATTGCATTATGCATATTGGCACGGTCACTACGAAGTTCAGCAACTTCACGTGCAAGTGATTCACTTAGATAAGAATCAAAATTCTTAGCTTTGTTCATCATTTGTTGTGTGAACTTTACACGGTCTTCGCTAACCATTTCACGTTCAGTACGGATTTTTGACAATTCGTCTGTAAGTGATTCGTTAACCATCTTGTCCAGAGCCTCAACCATATTAGCACGGTCGTGTTCATAACGACTAGCCATTTCTTCACGGATTTCATCACGAATCTGTCCACGAGCTTCTTCAAGTTTCACATTCCATGCTTCTTCAAGTTGCTTACGGGTGTCTTCGTTCAGTAGTCCGCTTTCAAGTAATGGTTTTAGAGCTTCGAACATTAATTTCTCCTGAACTTATATCTTTAATTCAGAGATAAACTTGGCAACTTCTTGTTGCAAGTATTTCTGAACTCGTTGATCTTGATTTAAATCTTTAGCCATTTCCAAGATACGATGACCACCCTTCATATTCATCAGTCCTTCATAGACTGCTGTTGGATAGGCATTAGGTGCACTTGGCTGTGCTACAATATCAACAGTAACGATATCAAAATCGCTTACTGCACCGTCGTTTTCGTTTACATTACCACTTCCACGACTACTTACTCCTAGTTTTACACCACTTTCTAACATGGTGCGAACTAAATTGCCCATTGGTGTAGGCAAAATCTTCATCTTTCCATAACCGTTTGGTCCATCTAACCACATTTCTGTAATCATATGACTTACACGATCAAGATTGATGCGTAGGTTAGTTGGGTGATCTACTTCACCCAACACACTATAACCTGTTTTAATTTGCTTATTAAGTGTTTCAATAGCACGATTAATTTCAGTGATAGGATAAACACGTTGATTAGCGTTCTTCACACCACCTTGGATGCAAATACCCTTGAGGTAAAGATTTTTGCCTTCACCATCATGAGTCATTTCCATTTTTGCTTGATCGTAGCTAAGATTTTCAATAAGCAAATTATTCATTTTTATTCCTTACTTTGGAAGATTGCTCTTCTTGTTTACGTTTGGACCGCCGCCAGTTGCAAACTTGCCTTCTGCACTTTGTGGCTTCTTAGCATTTGAGAAACCTTTCTTACCAGCGTCACCGCCTGGTGCATTAAGGAACTTACCTGAACCAGACTTTAACTCACCACGACCCTTAGTATATTCATTACTTGGAGCCTTGTAAGCCTTGCCATCTGGGTCTTCATTACGTTGACCTTGTGTTAGGTTCTTTGCAGTTCCACCCATGTCGTTCTTGCTTGCAACAACGCTCTTTGTATTTGTTTCACCAGTCTTTACAAACTCACCAGTGCCAGCGCCTACTGGTTTACCGTTTGGTGCAGCACCAAACTCACCCTTATAGAACTCACCAACTTTTTCAACATACTCACGAACAACGCCTTCTTCTGCGTGATCTTGATGTTCTGGTTCATTTGCTTCTTGTGACATTAGCTTTTCAAACTCAGCCTTGAGTTCGTCAAGTGCATCTTCAAGGTCCATAACACGATCTTCAACGTCACCTTCACCAGCTTCGTCGTGATCGCCCATATCCATGTCATCACTGTCCATACTCATGTCGTCATCTGAACTATCCATGCCGTCATGATCTGCTTCGATATCTTGCATCATGTCATCAGTCTGGTCCATGCTCATGTCATCGCCAGCTTCGTCCATATCATGGTCGTAGTTTTCGTCCATGTCTTCTGTTTCTTCAATCTCTTCATCCATTTCTTCTGCAACAATTTCGTTGTAGATATCACGGCTCTTAGATACAACAAGGTTATGGAATAATTCCTTTGCCTTGTCCTGTTCATCATTAATGATGTATTCAATAAGTTGTTCGTACTGACTACGCATATAAAAAACTCCTGTGGAATTATATCCTGTGATTATATTTAATGTAT